CTTCCAACTTCAGCCGTTCTTCTAGAAACTGCGTTACAGCAATCTTTGTCCGATCCGCATCTGTTTTTGTTCGACAGAAAATTCGGAAATCATCAGCGTACCTCACGATATACATTTCTTTAAGCTGCGTTTTGCGCATAGCCCTATAACCGTGTCCTCGATTTAAATAGCCATCTTTTTGAACTCGTTCGTATGTTTCGCATACGGGATTTTCTAGCCATTGACTGTCAATCCAATGGTCCAATTCGTTTAAGACAACATTTGCAAGTAACGGCGAAATGATACCACCCTGCGGTGTCCCCTTGTCTGGGTTTACACCCCGTCCGTCTAACATTTTAATTGGAGCAGTCAGAATCTTCCGCAAGACGTAAATGAGGTGCTTGTCATGGATACCCATTGCCCATATTTGCCGCATGAGTTTACTGTGGTTCACATTATCGAAGAAACCCTTAATATCAAACTCGATAACATAGTGAAGGTTAGCGAGTTGTAACTTTTGCGCGGTTGCTCCGATCGCATGTTCCGCAGAGCGATTCGGTCTGAACCCATAACTGTTTTCACTGAATTTTGCTTCACAGATGGGTTCAAGCACTTGCTTTACACACTGCTGAATTAACCTGTCCCAAATACACGGTATTCCAAGCGGACGTGTTTTGGTCGGGTCGTAGGGTTTAGGGATTTCCTTGCGTCGTACAGGTTTGGGGCGGTAGCCGTGTTGACTGCCAATAACGATAAATTTGACCTTCTCCACGACTTCATCAGGCGTTAATTTCCCGATATCCCCGATCGTGAGTTTATCTGTCCCTGGTGTCTTACTGCCTTTGTTTGTCTTCATGTTCCGATACGCTAGAAGTATATTTTCACGGCTTAGAATCAGCGGCATTAAATCCGTAAATTCGTAACCGTTTTTACTTTTCGCATACAGTTCATCAAAGACGCTTTGTAGGCTGTAATATTCCGAGTGGCGCAGATTGTCCTCACATAACAGCTTGCTCTCTTTGGTCATAAGGCATCACTCTCCTTTCACGGGAAAGCGTCCCTTTTAGTCATACCCATAATCCTTATCATGGATTGAATAGCATTGACTTTGACCTACCGACTAAAGCCCATTCCTCATGCCCCCATTACAGGGGCTGTCAACAGTTCGAGCTTAGCTTTTCAGCATGGATTAGGTTGCTTATTTTTTTCGTCAACCGATTGCGCGTTGAACGCAATTCCATACCTTTCCTTGTTCCGATAATCCTATCTGTACATATGCCCTTAGGTGTCCGCTCTGAGCCTGTCAGCTTGGATGTGCCTGTAACACACCACGGTTTTTCATAGGAAGGATTCTTACTTGACCGCACTAACTACCATTTGAGATACCGAAATCTTTCGATTCCGTCCCCTTGTAGACCCGTACATTCGCAGTTTTCGTCAGTCCATCAGTAGGACATTCTCACCATAGGCATTTTATAGACCCCCGGCGTGTTATCTGCACACAGCACCTCTGCCGCGCTTGCGTCAACCGCACTTTGCGTTGTTACGGCAGATTTCCGCCGACTTCACCGAACGTCTGACGATCAGCGTTTCCGCTTGCACCGCCAGTCGGAGTATTAGGGAAAACGTTTCCGGGCGTTACCCCATCATTCCACTTTTCGGATTATCAGTTCGCTTGATTGTCTTTCAACCGTCAAGCGCACAACCTTTTCAGTTGTGAACAAGTCGTACCCTTCCAGGGATGTTTCCCCTGTCCGTCGATCTTGTTCCGACGGTAGAACGCACCCTCGATCTTTGGCGTGTTGAACGTAATGCTGTCGCCCTTGGTCGCAAGGTTTGTCGCCGGGATGCCGAACAGCACGCGGTAGAGCCAGTAATATTTGTACTTTCCGTTACTCTTTTTCGCACGGAACCCGATCGCCACCGGCGACGCCATTCCTTCGCTCTGGGAGATCACCACGCCGTTGTCGTCCAGCACAGCGCCGACAAGGTCGCCGGCCGCCGTCGCTCCGATGTCATTGATCCCGAGCGTCAGCTTTCCGGTTTTGAATTCCTTTACAACCTCTGCTTCCGCGTCGTCGGCATACAGCGATGCTTCGTTGATTTCAACTTCCAGATCAGCGGAGATCGCCTTCGCCAGCTTAGTCGGCGTTCCGTACGTTTCATCGCCGTTGGCATCTTCCGTGATCTTGGCGTAATAGAGCCCGTCCAACCCGATCGTAGCCATTCAGATTTCCTCCTGTTCGTATTCTTTCGCCACATCGATGGCGTAATGGTAATAACCGGTATCATCCTCGTGTTCGATATACCGGCGATTCGTAATCGTAAACCCTGCGGTCAGCAGCATTCGAACGAGCAAATCCTTCTTGTCGATATAGCTGCCCTTCGTATACAACGACACTCGAGCTTCCTCAATATTTATGCCGGGCGCGTTGTCCGAAAATAGATCAAACCGCTCCGAAACCGGCGTCACCACTACATATTCGTCCGGCGCAGTCCCAGAGAAAACGCCGGTTTCCACGGGAAGGCCGGCGTTCTCCACAATCGTACTCAATTCCTGCAGCATACTCATTTCAGGCCAAGCTCCTCTTTCAGCGCCGCCTGCATCGCCTCGATGCAGGGCTTCCGGCTCGACCTGCGCGTCGGTTTCAGAATCGGTTTCGGCGGCTGACCATGCTTCCCATATTCCAGAATGTTCGCGAGCTTGGCGTTACTGACTTCGCGATCCTCCGAAAAGCCAACTTTCACGTCATAATTACCCTCATCATTCAGTTTGACGGGAGAAACGCCCAGTGCCGCCAGCAGTTTACCGGTAGAACGCGAGGGGTACTTCGTGTCCCGTCCAATCGCCGAGCGGAGATTTGCCTTCATCGTTTCAAAGACAACCTTACCGCCGGCTTCGAGCGCTTTCGGAATCGCGGTATCCGTTTTCTCCGCAGCCTTTGTCAGCTGATCCAAAAACTCGGTCGGCATCTTGATCGTCACCTTACCCACGGGTTGCCTCCGTCTTCTTTGCCAGAACCTCGACATACATCTTTCGCCCCTTCACGTCCTCGACCGACGTGATTTCGTACCGCTCGCCATCGCACAGGATCACATGCGCTGCTGTAACGGTTAGCCCGGGAATCGTCCTAAATCGGAACAGATCGGTCGCTTCGGAGAAAGCGGCACGGTTGACCCATTTCTGGGAGCCGTGCCGCCCTTCCCGATAGGCGCAGGGAGAGGCCATGATGTTGTCGGTTTTCGTTGCGAATCCGTCGGGATCTTTTGCTACCGTTTCCTCAGCGATCGAAATGCGTATGTTCATCTTGCCAAAGCTCATATGCCGACCTTCCAGTCCCGATCAAGCCGAAGCAGCGTGTTCACCGCGTTCCATACTTGTTGCCCAGCCTGCACGTTATCGGCGAAGAAACCGCCCGTGCTGCCGTCCCGGCTTTCGTAGAAATGGGAAGCGAGCATGATCACCGCCTGCTCGGTGGTTGCCGACATGACCGCCGCTTCGTAGGTTCCGACGGTCAGATGCTGATACCCTTCCGCGTAAGAAACCGCCGCATCGATGTACTGCTGCAGCAGTTCGTCGTCCTCAGTATGCTCGAGGATCAGATTCGCCTTGACCTTCTCCAGCAGCGTGCTCATATCGTTACTCGTCTGCCGCCATGATACCCGCGGCTTTCAGTGCCGTCAGCAGCGTATTAAAATCGGCGACCAGCGCAGCAACATCGGCCGCGGTGCTCGCGGGCTGGTTGGCGGCTATGCCGACGACGCCGGGACTGTCCACCGCTGCAGCGGGAAGCCCCGTAACCGAGGCCCCCTCCTGAATCTCCAACATGCCGCCGATGACCAGCTTGTCGCCGCCCTGCTCCATGTAGTTTTTCGCGTTGTATTCCATGCCGTTCTCTCCTTACGCCTTCTGCTGCAGGACTTTGACCGCTTCCGGTAGAATGAGCTTGCCGTCGAGACGCTGCGAAGCAAGGAAGCCAACCTGGCCGGTCGTCGCGTAAAGCTCGTTCAGTCGCTTGAACGTTCTGCCCTGACGATCGGCGATCCAGTAGTAGGAGAAATCGCCAAACGCGATGGATTTCACCCCAGCCGCAACGGTCGGCATGAACTCGCTGGTTACGACACGATGGCCAAGAATCATATCCGGCGCGTTCTCCGTAATGCCCGGACGCCAGAGGTACTGTCCTTCGCCGTCCTTCAGCTTTCGGAGCAGCTTGACAGTCGCATCGTTGAGTACGAACACCGCGTTCTTCCGGTACGGTGCGCGGAGCGAGTATACAAGGTCGATCAACTCGTCGCCCGTAATCGCCGTTGCACCTGCGGCCGTAACGCCGATGTCCGCACCACCGGTGTCGTTGAGAATGCCGGTGGGTTTGCTCACACCGTTGCCGGTGAGGAACGCATCCTCTTCCTTGTCCCCGATGCGTTTGCCGAACTGCTCGGATACGTAGCCCTCAATATTGAAAATGCTGTCCGAGAGCAGTTCTTCCGACACTTTGATCATGGTTGCTACCTTGTACGCGCCAAGGATTACCTGCGAGAACGTGTCATCGGAGAGCGGATAGGTGCCTTCCTCATCCACCCAGTCGGCCATGCCTTTCGACGCCACGACGGGAATCTTGCGATCGCCGTAACTGGTCTGGATTACATGACAAAGGGGACGCAATACATTCGCCTCGGTCAATTTCTGTACCAAAGTGTGTTCAAACTCATCCGGCACGAGATACCCGCCCTCGCTGTCGGTACCTTCCAGCAGGGAGTTCAGAATCTCAGGCCTCGGATTCTTGGACCGGATCGCGTTCCAGAACGCCTTTCTATATGCGTCCGACGCCCTACCGGTCTTTTCTTCCCCGGCGGGCTGTGCAGGTTTATTTGTAATCGGCTCCGCTGTGGGTTTGTTCAACTCGGCGTCGATCTCCGCCTGACGCTCGAGCCGGTCGATCTCCTTACCGAGGTTGACGACGTCGGCTTCCATCTTTTCGTATGTCGCCACGTCTTCGGCGGACAGCAGGCCGTCCGCACCGCGCTTGGTATCGAGAAACGCTTTCGCCGCGTCCCACGCCTTGGCGCGCTTCTCGCGGAGTTCCTGAATACGGTTCATGTGATTTCCTCCTTTTCATGCTTTCAAAAGATTGAGCCGCTGAATCAGCGGCTCTGCGGGATATTTCGGTTCTGCGGGCGGTTCATTCGGCGGTGTTTCCTCGTTGCCTGTTTCTTCCTCCGTTCGGATATGCTGCAATTTACTCAGCAGCGAGTTCGTCACCGCCCGGCGGCTGAACTGATAGCTGTTGACCGGAATACCGTCCTCGGGCAGCGCCGCTTCGCGTGTCAGCACGCCGTCGGCAAAGCCTAATTCGATCGCTTTCTGTGCGTTCATCCACGTTTCGGCGTCCATGAGATGCGAGATTTTCGCTCGGGACAGCCCCGTTTTCAGCTCATACGCATTGACGATGCTCTCTTTCACCTCATCCAGCATGGCGATTGCCTTCTGCATTTCTTCGCTGTCGCCGATGGCAACGGTCAGCGGATTATGGATCATGAGTAAGCTCGTCGGAGCCATGAGCACCTCGGTCCCGGCCATAGCGATCACCGACGCGGCGCTCGCAGCGATGCCGTCGACCTTGACGGTGACGCCGCCTTTGTACTCCATGAGCATGGTATAAATCTGGCTCGCTGCAACGCAGTCACCGCCCGGGCTGTTGATCCAAACAACAACGTCACCCGTTCCGGCGTTCAGTTGCTCTTTGAACGCTTTCGGGGTGACGTCGTCGTCAAACCACGATTCCTCAGCGATCACGCCGTCGAGGGTCAATGTTCGGGTGCCGTCCTCGTT